TCCGCCACCCACCCTATAATTTTTCTAACCGTTGCGAAGCGTTCCATCTTTCGCCGCGTTTCCCGGGGCTTACAGATACCCTGATCTTGCTGAGACGGTTATCTGGGAACGATCGCGCGCGCTTTTGCCGTTCGTCTCAGTTCGCGATTTGAGGCAGTTCGCTTTTGCCTCTTTTCCCTATTAACAGGGAATTAACAGGGTAATTCGTTTGTTTTTAGCCGATATGGCCGATTTCAGCCCGTTTTGAGGCTAAATATATGATGGATATCAGGCGCTTATGCGCGATTTCCCTGTTATTTTTAAAACAGGGAATTGATTATCCCTTATCAGGGAACGATCTCGGTAGGAACAGGGATTAGTTTTTAAGAAACAGGGTTTCTTGCTGATCCCAGTCCGACGGGATTTTCATCGCCAGGATGTGGTTCACTGTGAACTTTGGATCTAGGAAGCCCGCAAGAATAGCCTCCTGTATTTTTGGAGATAAGAAGGCGAGTTTCGATCGTGACCGAATATAAGCCGGGGTTACGCCCGCCTGACTTGCGATTGTTTTGAGCGACACACCTCGTCTTATTTCCTGGGCCCAGGCATGCGCTTGATGAAGGCGTTTTATAAGCGTCGCATCGGGCGGCGCCACTTCATCACCAATCATAATCTTGGTCTCGACGCCACGTCTCTTGATCTGCCAGGGTCTTTGAATGACCGCTATCTCTGGCGCGAGTTTATCAACATTGATCTGAAGATGCTCAGCAAGCGCGGCGACATTGAGGCCAATCCCAACCTGGTCCATTTCCAATCGAACGGAGGCGATGATATCTCCGGTTTTGGTAATTGCCGTATTCTTTAGCTCTGCCGTTAATTCTGCCGTTCGCTCTCGTAGTTGCTCCATCTGGTGGAGCGATAGGTCGGGACATAACGTCATGCGCTTGGCATGCACGCCTAAATGATCTGCGATAACCGTAATGACTTTCTTCTCCAGCATCGGCGCCGACAACCGCCACGCAGAATTGTCCTGTTTACCAGCTATCAAACGAGTTGAGACATAGTACCTGTGTTTCTTGTTGCCTTTAACCGTAGACGTCGGCGTCAGGCGATTTCCAATGTCGTCTGTAAGTTTACCGGTCAATAAAAACGCGTTCGGTTTTTGATCTTGGGTTTGCCCTCGTTTCCTCTGACTGGCCTCTGTCAGTTTGCTTTGAACCCGGTCCCATAAATCTTGGGCGATGATAGCCGGATGCTGACCAGGATAGGTTTTCTCCTTGTGCCGTATCTGGCCGAGGTAGAGTGGATTACGCAGGACGAAGTAGATTTGCCCACGAGAGAACGTACGTCCTCCAGCAACCCTGCCAGTGCTGTAATAGTGGCGCTTTGATAAAAGTCCAAGTCGGCGGGCGTCCTCTTCCACAGATCGCAGACAGCCAAGTTGATCATATAGCTCGAACAGTTTTGTAAGTGTTTTAGCTTCTGCGTCATTTACCACCAGTGTCCTGGCTTTCGGGTCCGGGTGCTTGTCATACCCCAACGGGCAAACGCCGCCCATCCAAAGCCCCTTCTGCTTGGAAGCTGCGATTTTATCGCGAATACGCTCAGCAGTGACTTCGCGCTCGAACTGGGCGAACGACAACAGCACATTCAGAGTTAATCGTCCCATTGACGAGGATGTATTGAACGCCTGTGTGACAGAGACGAACGAACAGTCTGCGGCATCAAGACGATCCACCAGCTTGGCAAAGTCTGCCAACGAGCGTGTCAGACGATCGATTTTATACACCACAACCATCTGCACCCGACCGGCATCAATATCGTCTAATAAACGTTTAAGGCCGGGGCGTTCCAAGGTCCCGCCCGAGACGCCGTCGTCGTCATAACGGCCTTTTATGAGTTTCCAGCCTTCATGGCGCTGGCTGGCAATATAGCTCGCACACGATTCATACTGTGCATCCAGAGAATTAAAGGCCTGATCCAACCCCTCGTCCGAAGATTTTCGAGTATAGATCGCGCAGCGAATGATCGGCTTACTCATTGAGGTCGCGCCTCTGCGCAGCCGAAGAACCTTGGGCCCGACCAATGTGCGCCCGTGACCTCACGGGCAATAGCTGAGAGCGAACGATACGTATTTTGGTTCCAGCGATACCGACCGTCGATCTTCTCGACGATGTGCGTTCGACCATTCCATTCGCGCACGAACCGAGCGCCATCTTTTAGTTTCGGCGGTTTCTTCGTGCCACCATTCACAGCCTGCTTTTTTAAGGCTGCAAAGAAGCTCTTCGATAATCCACCCTGCGCATTCGCTTGAATATCAAACGCAAGCATACGTCGCATCATCGGTGCGCTTATGCCCCGCGGCGCCGGGGCACCATATAATTCACGCCAGAAGTCGAGAAGTGCTAACCTCGAAGATGTCTCGATTTGATCGACGGTAAATTGTTGCATGATCCCTCCAGTGACTGTTTCTGAATGAGACCACTGACGCTCCGTTCCTGCGCGAAGTCCAGTCACAGAATTCATTTTTGTGGAGAAAATACATTTCACTATGTTGCGTACAATACTAAATTCAGATACTATATGCGGTAGTTAAACGAAGATAAGGCGTGAGTTATCGATTAGTTTGTTTGAAGACAATGAAGGCATTTATTCCTTTAATTAGGCTGCTTTCCAAATCTCTTCTCAAGCTTATAGAGACCACGCATCGTCCACCCCCACGCGGGGCGTGACATCAACGAAAAGGGAGCAACCAGTCAGCACTATTGCCGGCTGGAACTTTAACCCTTGGTCGCAAACTTAAATGCGACCTGATGTAGCGAAGGACAGATACGATGTCTTCTGAGATTGAATATCACGACCCGAATAAACTACTGCCTTGGGCCAATAACGCCCGGACCCACTCCAAAAAACAATTGCGTCAGATTGCTGACAGTATCCGCCAGTTTGGGTTCACCAATCCGGTCATCATCGATGACGAGAACATCATCCTCGCCGGGCACGGTCGCGTAGAGGCTGCCAAGTCGTTGGGCATGGAGACCGTACCTTGCTTGCGGCAAGATCAGATGACGCCGGCAGAAAAGCGCGCCTATGTCATTGCTGACAACAAGCTCGCCTTGAATGCCGGATGGGACGAAGAGTTATTGGCGGTTGAGCTTGGCGCCCTCTACGCGCTGGATCTTGATTTTGATGTCGAGATCACCGGTTTTTCCATCTCTGAGATCGACAATCTAATCGATGACCTTGAGATCGAAGAGCCCCACAATCCCGAAGACGATCTTGTCCCTGAGGACGATCCCCGGCGCTGCGCGCCCGGGCAACTTTGGCAATTGGGATCGCACCGACTGATTTGCGGCGATGCAAGAGACCCAGAAGTAATTGGGCGTCTGATGAATGGTCATCAGGCCAGGATGGTGTTTACGGATCCACCCTATAACCTGCCGATCGATGGTCACGTCGGCAACTCAGGTAGAACCAAACACCGTGAGTTCGCCATGGCCTCTGGCGAGATGACGCAGGATCAATTTACGGCCTTTCTAAAAACGACGTGCAGCAATCTCTACGATCACAGCGTTGACGGCTCTATCCACTTCATCTGTATGGACTGGCGGCATATGCAGGAACTGATGGAAGCGGGTAACGGCGTATACGACGAGTTCAAGAATATGATCGTTTGGGTGAAGGATAATGGCGGGATGGGCACCTTCTATCGATCGCGCCATGAATTAATCTTCGTCTTTAAGAAAGGATCTGCTCCGCACACCAACACCTTTGAGCTCGGCCAACACGGTCGCTACCGGACGAACGTCTGGGAATACAAAGGTGTTAATACACTTCGCAAAGGTCGCATGGACGAGCTTGCCATGCACCCCACGGCGAAGCCGGTTCAGATGATCGCAGATGCCGTCAAGGATGTCTCCGCCAGAAACGACATCGTTCTGGATCTCTTCGGTGGGTCTGGCTCAACATTGATCGCCGCTCACAAAACCGGGCGCAGAGCTTATCTCTGCGAGTTGGATCCCCTTTACTGCGATCGCATCATCTCTCGCTGGGAAGCCTATGCCCATGACGAGGCCGTATACATAAACGGCCACGCCAATACGGA